GTGTGTTTGTTCAACACACATGTTCATTTTTACCCAGTTGCTATGTTGCAATACCTAACTTAATCAGAGGTTATGTTTTAGAAACTCATGATATTAGAGGTTATGCTTGAAGAACTCGGTAAGTTGATATGTTTTAGACACTCAGAAGGATGAACTCTTGCTGGTCGTTTATTACTCGTTAGTCATTACGTCTGGTACCTTCTTGCTCGTGAGACCGATATTGATGGTCTTCTATTACTCGTGAGACCAATTTTGTTAGCTATTGTTAACTCGTGAGGCATGGGATTTATTTTAACCATAAAACTTATACTAATATGAGATGGTTTTAGCCCTATGGAAATGCTTAGTACCCTTAGGTGTGGGAACACTTTTCCAAAGTCGGAAAAACTTCAACCGCTGTGTTGTACATGTTGATTGATTTTACATCTCACCGCTATGAAAAAGGACATTGCTTTATTCATATGATAAGGACGATATGGAGCCGGTTTAGCTACGTCGAGACTTTGGTCGTAGACGCGTAGTATGCCAAGCCCATTGGTCAAACTATTAAGGCTCTCTGGATTAGCAACCCAGTAGTAGATTTAGTTTTGGTCTGGGCGTATTCCCTGAAGATATGACAGTAGGGGAAGAAAATCTTTATATTGCTATCATGGATTCCAAATTTGATTACACTTTTGAACAATATTGTGAGTGTGGAGCCAGCCATCGAAATAACAACCAAAGACGGCTGTATTTGCGCCACCTCATTCTCAATACTAGGTTTTATAAACCTGGTAGCCAACTTTCGCTCTTTAGTGGAAATGTAGTTGGCAATGTTCGTAAGGCTAAACGGATTACGTGTTTTCTTCATGGAAAATATAGGACTTTTGTTGTTGATGACAGTGATCAAAGAGTACAGCAGAGATTACAGCTCTACGTTAAACAGAATGATTCTCACAAAGAATTGACCTTGGTGAGACAGGCTGCGAGGAAACTGAAGGCCCTGGATTTTGAGGCTCAAGCTCTCTTTGGAGTGGATTTGAACCTCAAGTTGCAGGATGAAACATTGTCACTCTTGTTTTCACGTATCACACAACTCTTGTCTTCGACTGGAGTAAAAGAGGCCCTTTTGTATCAAGTGCTTGAAATTGTGTCAAAAATTATTCTTGCTTTCAAAATTGATTTGACTGATACTGTGGCTCGAACTGCTCTTGTTTTTACGCTCTGTAATTCTTTAGGATGTGCGAAGATGGTTATTGATAAAGCTATTAGCTTTTTCTCCAACATTGTTTCTCCTAGAGAGTTTAGAGCTCAAGGACCGGATTTTTCAACACTCTATGATTTTCTATGCGGATTCCTGTCTCTTTTCTTTTTTAAGGATATCCCATCTTTGGATTTGATGAAGAAGATAAAGGCCATTGGAGACGTTTCGCGAAGCTTGGTGTCTGTCACTGCTCTTGTCGAGAAGCTGATGAAGTATGCTTTCCCTGCTCTTTATCAGTGGTATACTGGATACCCCTATGAAATTGATCAACTTTCTGAATTCTTCTCTGACATCAAGAAATGGTATTCCGATGTACAAGCATTGGTTGACATTCAAACCTTTGATGAGATTGCCCTATCGGAAGAGAAATGCCGTGAAGTTGAGTATTTGTATCGGAAAGGACTGTTCATGGTTGCCCGATGTTCTGAATTGAAAGTGCCCCCAGCATGTATGCAAGCCTTGAATTTGCACTTTGGTGTTGTGAAAATGACTTATGATAAGGTCATGTGTTCAGGAGCTTTCAAGGGAGGACCAAGATCGGAGCCTCTAGTTATTGCTCTGTATGGCGAATCTGGAGTTGGAAAATCTGGAATGATGTATCCTTTGTCTATCGAGCTTTTGAAGCTTGATGGTTTGATCGATGGTCGTTGGGCTGAAGAAATTTATGCCCGCAATGTTGAACAAGAATACTGGGATGGCTACAAAGGTCAGAGAGTAGTCTTGTATGATGACTTTGGTCAGATGAAGGATTCTGTCAGTAAGCCCAATTTGGAATATTTTGAGCTGATCAGGACTGGAAATCTAGCACCTTACCCTGTACATATGGCGAATTTGCATGAGAAAGCAAACTCTTTCTTCACTTCGAAGATAGTTTTGTTGTCTTCAAACACCAAGTGGTTCGCCCCGGAAAGTTTGTCACACCCTGAAGCTGTGCGCCGTAGGATTGATGTTTTCGTTGAGGTGTTTGTGAAGAAAGAATTTCGGAAGAATGTTGAAGGCAAGGAATGGATGCTTGACCCAGCTAAAGTGATGAAGAAGTGTGGAAAAGTTTTGTCTACAGACGTCTATGAGTTTAAGTTCATTGATCCAATGACAGGACATCAGTCTGATTTCTCCAAGAAACCCTTCTCATACAATGAGCTGGTCGAGCATTGCGCTGTTTTATATCAGAATAAATTCCATCGTTCCAATAAGGTCATGAATATTCTGAATGATCTTGCGCGAAAGGAGTTTATGGCTCAAGGACCCAATCTGAAATACAGCTATGAGTATGTAGAGCAAGTTTACCTTGACGAGAGATTGCAGCAAGCACTCCCATTGGAGACAAAGTTGTATATCCAGACTCATTCCTTGAAGGAATTTTACAATGCCTATCTGCTTGATGAGATTGAGATCACTTTTAAGATTGATGTAATTCAGTCAATTGCTGAAGAACCCGAATATGAGGGAACGATAGCGACCTTGTTCAGGAAGGCAAAGGAAGTGAAGAGAAATATTCCTGCGTATATTACGGCTTTCCAGCAAAAATTGACTGAAGTGAAGTGTTCTTTGACGGACTTTCTATCTAAGGCGAAAGAAGAGATGTTGAAGCACCCACTTATTACTGCAACGTGCGCCATTTTGCCATTGGTGTTGTACTTTTGCTGGAATCGAGATGAACCGGAGGACGAGTATCCCACTATTGAAATGACCTGCAGTGGTGATCCAAAAACTGCTAGGAAAGTACGTTTCACTGAAATGGCTGCGAGTGGCGATCCAAAGACCCAAAGGAGTATTCGAAAGGTCGAGGTAGCTGCTAGTGGAGATCCAAAGGTCTTGAAATCTGTTAGGAAAGTGGAGATGGCTGCGAGTGCTGATCCAAAAACTGTGCGCCCTGTTCGGAAAGTTGAGATGGCAGCTAGTGCTGACCCCAAAACGAAGAAAGAGACCTTCAAGGTTGAGCTTCAAGAAGATGCAAACGCCTTCAATCTATCACAGAAGTTGGTCATGAATATGTATAAGATCGAAATGTTCAATGGCTCGAAGAGCCTTGGAAGTGTTCGTGGTCTTTTTATTAAAGGCACCGTTTTCCTGACTGTTAGGCATATTAGGTTTCTTCTGGAACAATCGACACATTTTGTGTTGACTAATGCTGAGAATCCTACAGGATATAAAATTCCCATTTCTGCCGCCAAGATGTTTGACATCACTGGAGCTGATGGAGAATTGAAAGATCAGATGCTCATTCAATGTCCCCTCACAGTGAGACAACATGCTAATGTTATGGGGAATTTTTCCTCATCAATAGAGATGTCGAAATTTGTCTATGCGAAAGCTTGTATGCTAACACCCGCCAAGACGACTTGTCTCTTGCGCTACGGAGAGATTGAAGCAGTGGATCAACCTTGGACCTATAAAGGTGACGTGACTTACCATATTCGAAGACACTATAAATACGGAATGGAGACTACCAATGGTGATTGTGGATCCCCTTTGATAGTCATTGGCACCCAATACGCTCGAAAGATTTTAGGGATTCACGTTGCCGGAACAACAGGAATTGGAATGGCTTCCCCCGTCTGTGTTGAAGATTTGAACAGGATTTTGAAGAACGTTCCTGAAGTTTGCCAGATTGAAATGGATTGTGAAGAATGGTTTGCCCATAATGCCTTTCAAGAACAAGGAGACCAGATCGTTTCAAAGTTGAGGTTGCCTGAGGGTAATTTCACCTCCATTGGCCAACCACAATATAAGATCGTTGGATCATCTAAGACCCAAATTCGACCTTCGCTAATTCATGGAGAAGTTACTGAAAATGTAACTATTCCTTGTATTCTTGGAAGAGTTAAGGTCGGAGATAAAATCATTGATCCAATGATGGAGGGACTTAAGAAATGCGCTGAAACCTCAACAGTTTTGAATAAGGACTATTTGCAAGCCTGTGTGAATGATGTACGAATGAATTTTCCTGATGATCCTCAGCGCCAACGAATTTTGACTGATGACGAGATGGTGAGAGGAGTTGAAGGTGACGAATTTATGGTCGCGATTTCTCGATCAACATCGCCTGGTTATCCGTTTCGGAAAGATGCGAAAGGACCAGGGAAAACTGATTGGCTAGGGAAAGATGAGGATTTTCATTTGCGTGAGGATCTTGCGATCTTGATCCGTGAGAGGATTGAAGCTGCGAAACGGAATGAACGTTTTCCAACCATTTGGACTGATACTTTGAAAGATGAACGAAGGCCAATCATTAAAGTCATCAATGGTAAGACCCGCGTTTTCTCAGCTGGACCGATGGATTATTGTCTAACTTTCCGAAAGTATTTTCTAGGATTTGCCGGGCATTGTGCCCACAATCGGAATAGGAATGAAATATCTGTTGGGACCAATGTTTATTCTCAGGATTGGGATATCATTGCTAACATTCTCTCAACACATGGGGAGAAAGTTATTGCTGGTGATTTCAGCAATTTTGATGGAACATTGAATGCCGAGATATTGTGGTCTATCTGCGATATTATCAATGATTGGTACGATGACGGTGAGGAAAATAAGCGTATTCGGCGAGTTTTGTGGGCTGAAATTGTGAATTCAGTTCATGTCTGTGGCGATGCCATTTACCATTGGACTCATTCTCAGCCTTCAGGAAATCCTTTGACGGCAATCTTGAATTCTGTTTATAATTCAATTGCTTGTCGATATGTTTGGATGCTCCTGACTGAAAATCGCCCACAAGATCACTCGATGCGCTCTTTTCGCGAGAATGTTTCAATGGTTGCTTATGGTGATGACAACGTGTTGAACATATCGGACTACGCTATTGATTTTTACAACCAAGTCTCTATGAGTCAAGCCTTTTCCACATTTGGAATGACTTACACTGATGAGTCAAAGAGTGGAGAGATGCTCCCCTATCGGAACATCTTTGAGGTTGGATATCTCAAAAGAGCCTTTGTTTATAACAAAGACCTGATGAAATGGGAAGCTCCTCTGGCTCTGGAATCCGTTTTAGAGATTCCTAACTGGACGAGGAAAACGATGGACAATCGCGAAGCAACCACTTTAAACATCGAAGTGGCGTGTGCCGAATTGTCCTTGCATGACCAAGAGACCTTTGAATATTGGACGCAGAAGTTTCGCCGTGCTGCTCTCAAGCACAAGTTGCGCCCGTTGATCTTGACCTATCAGGAGTATAAGACTTCAGAGATGGTCAAGTATGGCGCAATCACAGCCAAGACTGATTGAGAGACGTATGCAGAGTGGGACAATGTTTGATTGACGTATGAATGTTGTAGCAAAGCCTGAATCTGTGTGCAAGAGTGGAGGAGTAATCCTATTGGTCAGTGTGTGCCACTCTAAATTATAGGCTACTGACTCGTCACTTTTACTCCTGAGTTTGATTCGATTCCGGAGGTTAGTAAATGTTTGAATCGCTATGAATGATAATTCTACTAATTTTTCTCCCTCCGCTCTTAGGGATAATCATCAAGAGCAAATTACACACTTTCAAGATGATGTGTCTCAAGCTATGTACACAAAACCCATGACTTCTACAATGGACGAGTGGGTTCGCATGGCCGGAGATGCTCAAGTCCATGAGCTTAAATCTATTCTTGAAAGGCCTGTTGAAATTTTGAATGGTGAACTCTCTTCCACCGACGTGGATGAGGTTGTTATCGGCACTTTTCCTAATGCCATTATCAATGCCTCTTCCACAATTCAATCAAAATTGGCTTACTTTGAGTATTTCAGGGCCGATGTTCATATTCGTTTCATGGCTAATGCCATGCCTTTTCAATCTGGACGTTATTGGCTCTACTTTTCCCCTTATGATACTGAATGTAATCGAGGACGGACTGGATCTTTCGCAAACATGACTGGCTATCCTGGGGTTGAAATTGATCTCGCTTCAAGTACGCCAGTTGAGATTGTTATTCCTTACTGTGCTCCCTTGTCTCATTATAATTTGGTGACGAGGGAATCAACAATGGGTGAGGCAATCCTGTATCCCTTGGCTGCTGTTGCATCCTCTGAATCCAATGATAATGTTCCCTTCTCCATTTTTGCTTGGTTTGAGAACATCGATCTTGTTCTACCTACCAGCAAAACTATTTCTCAGGGCTTTGTTGCCCAGGCGTTTGTTGGAGAGAATGAGGATCAGCCTGAGGACCCAATTGTAGCAGGAGTGAAACAGGTTGCCACTGGAGCCATCCAGAAAATTGTTCCTGTGGAACCTTCCTGGGTTTCGCGTTTTGTTAATGGTGTTGCAGGTATGATTGGTTTCAATAAACCAGTTCATTTGCAACCCACTCAAGCTTACGCGAATATTCCTGGCAAGGGTTTCACGAACATGGATGGTAAGGATAATAGTACAGTTTTGGGAGCTTCAAGTGATGTCACTATTCACACTATGCCTGGGATTTTCTCAACGGATGTCGATGAAATGTCTTTCGATTATGTTAAAAAGAAGTCTTGTTTGATGAAAGCGCCTCGCTCTTGGATTACTGGAGGTGCTCAAGGAAGGATTTTGGATTCTATTCCTGTGACACCAGGTTATTGTGATGCCACTTCACCGACTACAGTTGCGAATCCAACAACGTTGGCATATTTGTCGTCGATGTTTCGCTATTGGCGTGGTGGAATCACTTACCGTTTCTCCTTTGCGAAGACTGCTTTTCATTCTGGACGTCTCCGTTTTGCTTTCGTTCCGAAGATGTTGAATTCTTCTCCGATTGTTTCTGGCGGAGAGCCCCTGTATATGACGCATAATTGGGTCATTGATTTGTCGAAGAGCTCGGAAATCACTTTCACAATTCCTTACTGCTCAAATAGAGCGTGGATGCCTGTGGAGGTGATCTCGAATGATGCTAATCTGGCATATAGGGACTCAAGTACTGGTTGGTTGGTTATTCAAGTCTTGACACCTTTGAAGAAGGCTTCAAACGCTTCGGACACTGTGAAATATATGGGTTGGATTTCTGGAGCTGACGATTTTGAATTGGCAGTTCCGGATTTTGCCACCTACGTTCCCTCTACGGTTGCCCCACTGGCTGACATTCCCGAAGAAACTCCCGCTGAGAGCGAATTTGTGGCTCAAGTTTTTCAGGAGGCGTCGGAGGATATTTCACATAATGAGCAAGTTCAAAATATCGATTCGGCAATGTTTCCGGACAAAACTATTGGCAATGTCACGGCTTCTGGACTATCAATTGGCGAAAAGATCACTTCTCTCAGGCAGCTTATTAAGAGATTTGGACCCATGTTTATTGGTTATCCATATCCTTATAAGCAGCCTGATAGTGTGCGCTATTCGCTTCCAGGTCCAGTAAGTCCGGACAGTTCTACTGAGAAATTCTCGCTCAATTCCATTCAGTTGGATCCGGCCTATTTTGGGGAGGTTGATACTGACCAGAGTGCTTTTGCCACTTACTCGTTGCCTATTGAGATTAATCCTAATCCTGTGCAGGCACCTGCTGAGGCAAATTGCATCATTGGCAGAAAACTTCCACCAACGAGTCCACTGCATTATATCTCCTATCTCTATAGATTTTATAGAGGTGGCAGACGATATAAAATTTGGACTGCTCCAGCTCGAATCCCAAAGGTGTCGTCACAGGCGTGGTCTGCTCCGTTGGACGACTCTATTCAACCTGATAACCAGGTACCAACTAACTGGTTGCATGGATATGAATATGAGAATTCCAGGACATCGATCCCGTATCTTGTGACAAGAGACAAGGAACTGACTACTAATGGCAACCTCACAGGACCAACGGTTCAAGGAGGTTATAAGCCAACTCAGCAGGCAGTATTCGAGTCTATTCACTATCCTGACATCAATGGATGTGTCGAAGTGGAAGTACCGTATTATTCTGGTCTTCCAATTTCTCTAGTGGCCGAGAAATCACTCCCTGATTCAGAGGGACCTCTTGTGGAACGCTCCCGAGTGAATTTCACTCTTGGAACGAGTGTTCAAGATCTTGAGATTCCGTACCCAGCTGTTAAGAACAGTTTGAGTTCTGGCGCTGAATGGTGGTGTCTCAGAGGTTCCATCGGATCTTGCAGAGTTTATACTGCTGCAGCTGATGATTTCTCTTTTGGCTACCTTGTTGGAGCCCCAAAATTGGTTAGATCCAATTTCTAAATTTATTTCTTGTGTATTAATTTTTGTATGTATGTGTAGTATGTATGTGATTATTTACACTACCCGTTTTTATAAACGTGGGTGGTCCCCTATCTGTAACTTTGATAGGGCCTCTTTAATATTGTTTTAAAATGAACCACCCACGGGGTGGACGTAGTTTTGAAACTCTTTGTATTTTAGAGGTTCAGCCCCGTTTTAGGGTATTTTCGTCCCAAAAGTTAATTAGTTAATTCCCCTAATGGACAAAATTTGTTTACCAGCTTTTAGTTAGTGAACATTAGGGTACCCC